CTAAGAACTTCTACTTTGAATTTTTCTCTTCCATACTTCTGTATAGCATTTACGAAGTACGTGTTTCTGTTGTTGGATGGCTTACCGTGCTGCTTCCATCTCTTATGCAGAAGTCCTGTAGTTTGTCCTACATACCTCTTACCGTTGACTTTATTTGTTACCAAATAAACAATCATTTGTTCCTCTCGTAAAGGTCGAGAAGACCCGTGTTACGAGCACGGGTCTCCCCTAGCCCAAGGTTCGAGGCCTTGAGATTACTGCGATGGTTGCTCCAGTGCGTGTGGCAAAGCTTTTGCTGCTACCTTATCGTTCAGCTGGGTAGCCGCATGCTGTGCGAACATGTCTGGTGTGCTCTGAATCCCCATCTTGGCTAAAGCTTGCGAAGCTATTGGTCCAGGCATCTTGGACACATCAACACTGATTGACTCAGATGGTGGTTTGTCCGGTAGCTTGTTAGCTGCTGCAATTTTCTTAGCCATTGCCACGTGCTCGGCCCAATGCAAATGTACGTTCTGGAAACCCAACCGTTGTTCTGGTGTACCGTTCTTGAATTTCTGACCCTCTATAGAGTTCATCCATTCAAAACATTCGTTGGCTTCTATCGCGTGGTTCTCACTTTCATCTGGTGCTACAGGTACTGAGCTTACTTGCGGCGGCATGCCTTGTGTGGCCTGCTGCAGCTGCTGCATCATACCTTGCGCTTCAGGAGGTATAGGTTGTCCAGTCTGTTGAGCTTGGGCCATACCTGCTTTTGCCTCGTCCATAGCCGACTGCATACTTAGCAGCTTTGGGTTTTGTTGTGGTGTACCTCGCAGAAGTGTTTCAAATTCATTTCTCTGCTTGGTGACCGATGAGGCACCTGCTACTTTGTAATTCTTCATTCGCAGAGCGCTGGCTGTCTCTGCTAAGTTAGATGGACTAAACACCCACTGAGAGAACGGAGATGTTGGGTTCAAATTAGCTTTGTCTATGAGGCCCATGATCTTCACTGCTTTTTGTTCTTCGGTCTCGGGGAGCGATGGGTTGCTTTCCGGGTAGCAAAGTACGTTTCCTCCAAGTAGGTTTGCAGTGTTCACTGAGACGTTTCCACGTCCCGGTATGCTCTGTGTGACTTCTTTTCCATCTCTACATTCTGCCGCGCACTTTACTGCTTGTCCAGCAGATGTGGCGAACATGTCTTGGATGTTGTTCCAAGGGCACCCTACACGTTGCAGCGCTTGATCACGTTGTATGACTGCGTTGCCTACAGTGTTCTCCCCTGTAGCGTTTCCGAAAAGGGAAGGTAGTGCTCCTGAAATTTCTTCAGACAAAGTAGTTACGAACCATTTAATAAAGTCAGGCAGTGCAGGCTGTGCCTGCGGCGTGGGCTCTACGAAGATGTACTGATCCATCGTAGTTAATCCAGGCTGTACTTGGAACGGTCCTGTGCTTCCAGGAACGTTTGGTTCTTTACTTATAGCATCCATATCGAATGCTTCTGAATTCATCCACTTCTTAGGTACTGTTCTTTTGAAGAAGTCATCCAACAGGTCAACCCAGTCGTTGATTCTCTTCTGCACGGAAATTAACGCCGTGCCCATTGCTCTTCGATTCTGTCCCTTACCTGCGCTCGGGTGGCCAATTACTAAGTGGTCATCCATGCTTTCGTTTCTAGCGAAAGCGAACTCTGCACCCGCTCGGGCCATTAGGCAGCCGTTAGGGAATGCTTCTAGTAGCTCTGCTTTTGCTTCATCGCTTACGGACTTGTCTAAGAACATGGACGGTCTCATCCACGTAAACTTCACCGTGGTGTGCCGCGACAGTGAATCTCCAGTGACGAACGCACCTAGAACTGCTTGGCGTACGTTCTCTCTAGCAATTCTGTCGAGTTGTGTTTCCGATAAACCGTCTGATCCTACCGTGATCTTGTTTGCAATCCAGGGGAACATACCTCTTACTAAAGCAACATCGTAGTCCAGCATTAGCTGAACGAACGTCATTTCAGAAAAGTCATCTACAGAGATTGGAACTTTGTGGTCCAACTTTCCGTGAACAGTGGTTACTTCTCTACCTAGCGGTTTCTTTCCTCCATTGCCTACTCCGCTTTGCGTTAGTAGGTCATCAATGTCGTTTCCGCCTTCTGAGTTTGACTCAGTTACTTCTAGGAAGTCTTCCTGTCCTTCTTGTCCTGTTGGTTTGTCATCTGGAGGATTAAGCTCGTCCTGCGGTACCGTGGGAGTCGTTTGGTCTTCCTCGAATCCGTACTTCTGTCCGTTAAGCTCGTATCTCGTCCACATCAGCGCGCGATCTTCGTTCCAAAAAACCCTGGCGCATTTTACCAACAAGTCGTGAAGGTTATTATTTCTTGCCCAAATATCTTTGAACCTGTCTGCTTCCTCTGCAGCAATTTTATCCGGTCCCCACTCTGGGTTAGCTGGAGAAAATTCTACTTTGGGCACTTCTCGTGACAGTGCAGCAACAATGATGTCGCCCTTTGGTCCATACACGTTTGTGTCATAAATACTGTTGTGGTTGCGCTCGTTGGACTTCTTACCTTGTCCACCACCGGGTAGCTCCCAGCCACCACGCTTGCCGCGTAGAAGGTGCTGGTAGCCGCGTTCAAAGTGAAGCGCTTCCCAGGCTTGCTCTACTTCCATACGGCGCGCTGCAACATCACATTTGGTGCAGATATCATCCAGCCCAATCAGGGCTCCACGTGCCGCGTCGCTTAACTCTGCGAACGGCTCTGGTGAGTATGGGAACGGGGCATAAACTCCAAGAGGGCTATCATTCGGGGACTCAGGCTGATCATCAGACCCTCCGCGTTTTGTGTCCGCTCCGATCCCGGAGTTCTGGGACACTACGTTTTCGTCTGCCGCCATATTTTCTCCTCTTGAATTAGTGCTTCATTGCTGCGAAGCCTTTGGCTGATGCCTTCATGCGCTTCGTATGCTCACTGTCTCCAGGCTTAGGTTCTTTCTCTGAAGCCGTAAGTTTCTGTACCTGCGGAATACCAAGTGCTTCGTGGAGTCCACCTTTGTGAGCTGTGAAGCTTGCTTTGTCACCGAGGTCAACATGCTCGGTCTTTTTCTTTCGTCCAATTCCTAAACTCATTGCCTCTCCTTATGCGGCTCTCATTGAGCCTTTTGCCAACTGCCCACCGCCGTCTACTCTTGGCTTCTTACGCCGAGGTGGTGTCTGCGGTGCTTCTCCTTGCAACCACGAAGGAAGAGGTGTGGAGTCAATCGAAGCCGTCTCCGCAGGTTCATCTGTTGCTTTTTTCTTTTGTGACCCTAGTCCTATTGCCATTTACTTCTCCTCCCAGAATTTACAGTAGGCTACTGGGTGCACCTTTACATCTCCGTTAGGCAGCTTAGGTCGAGTACTTAATTCCTTCATCTTTTCCCCTGTACATCCACTTTCCTCGCGGTCAAACTTTGAACAGTTAAAGCAATGTTCAGAACTTCCGGGGTGATGTGACTGGTAGCCTGTCTTAGGCTCCTTGATGATGCTGAACGCAAACTTAGGCACGTGGTTTCTTCCTTCCTAAGCCTGGAGCTTTGCGCGCCGGAAGACTCTTAAAATCTGTGGCGTCTGACCATTCTTTCAGGCCCTTCTTGCCTCCGAACTTTTCAGGGTTGGCGTACGCGAATCGTTGTTGTGCTTCTGATTTGAAAGGCATAGCTGCTCCTTACACGTTGTCCGATTGACACGCGCCGGAAGGAATGCCAGTGATGCTGGCTCCAGAGCTTGCTAAGGTAATCGTTAGCTGAGCAGTGTTCCCGCTTCCTGTGATAGTTGTGACGTAACCTTTAACAGATACGCTGTCTCCCACATTGAATGCGTTGCCGTAAGAAAATCCTGATGTTCCTGTTGCGAACACGCCTTCAGTTACTCCCAGGTCCCCTGCTTGGCAGGCAAACGTGGAAGTAGAAAGAGGAGGCTGTACGGTAATGGTGGAGGTGTTCAAAGAACCTCCGATTGTCACTACCGTACCTAAGATGGTAACCATGTCGTTTACGTTTACGACCTTACCGTTGATGTTGAATGCCGCCATCTAACTCTCCTCGATTAACTCAAATCAGGCATGGAGAATCCGTCTTCTTCAGAGGATGCTCCTGCTTGTCCCTTGCCCTGGTGATATGGGCTGTCGTGGTCTTCGTCCTGACCATCAGCTGGTACTCCGGCAAGCTTACGTCCTTCTTTGTGGGCTTCTGCCGCGTTCTCGTGCGATACGCTGTGCATGTGCCCGTCTTTGTGGTGTGAGGTAACTGTGTGGCGACCAGACTTCTCGTCGTGAGAAATAACAACCTTGTGCGCCTTGCCGTGCTCCGCTACCATCGGGTGCTCTTCGTTCAGAGCGTCCTGCTCTGCGCCTTCATGAGACTCATGGTTGTGGTCATCGGGTGCATCTTCAGTATTCCGCTCATGCTCACTTGCTTCAAACTCTGGTGTCTCGGTTGCTTCATGCTCCGGCTTTGGTTCTGGTGATTCGCTATGCATTCCATCTTCAGTGTGATTCTCATCATAATGCTTCTGCTGAAAGATAGAGCCAAAGCGTTTGCCAGGGGTCTTCTTTGATTCGAATGCCATTGTGTTACTCCTCTTCGGCAATGCCGATTGTTACTTGCTGCAATCCTTGCAGTCTTTCAACAGTTCATTGATCTTTGTAGTCAGCGCTGCTTTGGTGTTTACTACGTACTTGTCAGGCTCACACCAAGGAGATGGAACCCATCCCTTTTTCTGACTCAAACTTTTCTTAGGCTCGTAACTTGCCTCGATCTCAAACCCGTTCTTTGCAACGGTGATGTTGAGGCGAGTCAACGCTCCTTTTTCTTTATCCGACATTTTTCTTCCTCCATCACTAGAACACTCTGCGTCCATAGTTATACCTTCGCAGCAGCTTCTTCAGCTGCTAACTCTTTTTCTATCTGCGCGTCATGCTCAGCCACTTCTTTTTGCCATGAAGACATTGCAGGTGGTGAATTGAAATTAAAGCTCGGTTTATCCGGTCTCTTACGCGTTGGGTCAATTCCTACGCGCTGGTTGATGTTTAACTCATACATTCCTACTTTAGCTTGTAGAAGTGCTTTCTCTGCGCGTAAGTCAGCTATCACTGCGTCTTTATCCTGGCGCAGTTGTTGTGCGTCCGCTCGTGCGGCCAGCAGGTCCGTCTCTAATCTCTCTGTAAGTCTAGAGTAAAAGAGGTCATCAAAGAAATTCCTAATGCTCTCTGCTAGTCCCATGAGTCTCCTATTGCTTACCCATCCACATGGGCTGTTTTTCCTGAACAAATGATACGCGGCTGTTTTGCAACTCCGCTGCTAACTTCTGCTGCAGGAACCATGCGGCCATCGGGTCTGTCTTTTTCAACTCGTTAACTCTATCTCGTGCTGCGTCCGCTGAAGGTTTCTTTCGCGCGGCTAGGTGTCCGAATAAACCAAGACGGAAACCATCATAGCAATCGTCACCTTTTGCATCGACCTTAAGTACGTCGTCCAGCAAGTCAGGGTTGCGCATCAAAGAAGGAATCGCTAGGATTATTTCTTTGCACGTATCCAGAATTACCAGTTCACCTTTTTTAATGGTGTTGTACATTAAGGATGCTGAACCTATGCGGTCCTGCGTTCCTTTTGTTACCGGAGGTAATCCTACTGCCTTCAGTTCTCTAGTGTACTCATCGGCAGGCGTCCTACCTACTCCACCTTTTCCTTCTCCACTACGGTTAAACTTTTCGTGAGAGAAGTATATCGCCTTGAGTTTCACTGGTGTGCCGTCTGGAAGTTTACATTTGGCAGCTAAGATGGAGGCCAGCTGATCCATGGTCTTTCCACCGGATACCACAACTTCACCGAAACACACTGTCTTTAATTTGTAATCATTACCGACAGAACTCTTCACCATTGCTTTCGTAAAAAGATACGCAGCGTTGATGTGTTGCATTCCCCAGTCTTGTCCAGCCCAACAGGGTTGGTAGTGCTGCCAGATTATGGCATCAGGCTCTTCTCTGAGGTTTATAACATGGTACGTCGGGTCGAAGCAGTCGAAGTATTGTCCTTCTACTGTTCCGTCCAATCCGTACAGAACTTTGTCGCGCTTAGCCTTGGGCATCGACATCAAACGTGTGATGATGCCAGGGTCACGAGCCAACAGTTCTGGATTGTCCATTACCGTTGATCTCTGACAAGCGAATTTGCTTGGGTCGTAAATCTTGATCCACTCACCAGCTTCCTGCGTCCACCACGTGCCGTCTACTTCGTCCTTACGGGCGTCCTCGGCTGGCATCCACGGCTCTTTCTGAACGAAGAGCGTGCGGTAGTATTCGTAGTGTGGTCCTAGTGGGTTGGTGCAGCCTACAATGGCTGGAATTGGAAGGTTACCTGCATCGTCTCGTTCGCAAGCTGGATTCACGATGTTTCGTTGGAACAACATCATCCATGCGTCTGGAGAGAACTGGCCGCACTCATCAATGAGAATGGCCGGGTACGCCTGTCCAAGGTACTGCTCGATATCTCTGTCTTTGTTGTTCTGGCAATGTCCGAACACTACACGAGAGCCGTTCTTCAAAGTGGCTACGTGTTTCGTTGAGTCGTACTCGTACATTTCCTTTGGCATGAATGTTTTGAAATCCGTAATTGCTCCGGCTTCCAATTCTTTGAACGTTCTTCGCAGCACTAGAAGGTTGCAATTTTTCCACTGCAAACAATAGTGCATCACAAAGTACATCAGCCATCCACACGTCTTACCTGAT